CGAACAATTACCAAAACAAAAGCGAACCTAAACAATGACTTTAAAAGTTATTCTTGGAGAACACCAGATCACCCGAACTGAATTGTTAGTCGGGATTGCAACCGTATCTGGGTGCGGTGCCATAGTGTACTGCATATCCAAGTTCTGGGGCTATGGGGCAATTGCGCCCTATCCCCAGAGTCAAGGGAACCGAGTTACACGCGCATTGCAACGGGCTGTCATTGACATAACGAAGACCCTGATAGGAATACGTTTCTATCCGCTTGACAGCCTGCGTACCTTAACGCCTAAGCGTGCCGTTGATAACGGGCACGCCGTTTCAGGAGCCATACGTGATGCTGCTCGTCGTTTAATCGATGAAGCCATCACGGCCGTTGGAGGATCCAAATTTGAGGTCAACCCGAATCCAAATTCAAGCACTGGACTGCGAAATCATTTTCACTTCGCCGTCGGCGATTTGGCGCAAGACTTCCGCAATGATACACCTGCGGATGACGCCTTTATCGTCGGTGTTGATATTGATTATTATGTCACCGAGCCCGATGTGTTGTTAGAACACATGCGTCCAGTAGTGTTGCACACCTTTAACCCTAAGAAAGTGAGCGGTTTTGATGCCGATTCACCATTCACTATCAAGAACAACTTGGTTGAGTACAAGGTTAGTGGTGGTGCCGCATGGGTTCATCCTGTCTGGGATTGGTGCGAGGCCGGCGAATTCATAGCCAGTCGCGTCCGAACCAGCTGGGGGGAGTGGTTTTTACAACTACCACTGAGATTGATCGGTTTGGAGAAAGTTGGCTATCACAAAATTCATCACTGTAGACCCTGGACTGATTGTCCAGACCGAGCTTTGGTCTATACCATACCGCAATATGTTGTTTGGCGGTTTGGGTGGATTGACTCTGAACTACATGTACGAAAACTGAAGCGGATTGAGTACCAGGATAAGACCAAACCTGGATGGAACAGACTGGAGTATGTGACCGATAGGAATGAACTATTGGTTTCCATCGGCCGAGAAGGGGAGCATGCTCAGATTACGATCGAGAAAGAAAAGTTGGACATGCTCTCAGGATTATCCGCCACTCAGTCTGTGAACGCTAGGCTTATCGGTATGGGGCACAAGGACCCGCAATACACATCAATGATTGTCCAGTACTACACTGGCAAGAAAGTTGTGTCACCCATTAGTCCTACTGTGTATAAACCTACAATGCCACGCGTCCATTGGCCAGTAACCAGTGACGCAGATGTACCAGAAGTGAGCGCACGCCAATACACATTGCCTATCGTGAGCGATTGTATGATGGTGCCAATGATCAAACGCTGGGAAACAATGTCAGAATCAATTGAACGTCGAGTGACCTTTGTCGCTAATGATAAGAAGCCTAGTGACAGGATCGCAAAAATCGCGGAAACGTTTGTCCGATTGATGAATGGGCCGTTCAAGGACCTTGACCCGTTGTCGGTTGAGGAAACGATTGAACGCCTGAATAAGCCGTCCCAACAACTGCAACTGAGGGCGGTCTTTGAAATGATCGGAGTCGAACCACGTCAATTGATTGAGTCGTTCAATAAGAACGAACCAGGAATGAAGTCGAGCCGGATTATATCCGGCTTCCCCGACATACTATTTATTCTGAAAGTTTCCAGATACACATTAGCGTATTCGGATGTGGTATTACATGCCGAACACAATGAACATTGGTATTACCCAGGGAGAAACCCTACCGAGATCGCCGACGGGGTTTGTGAGTTTGTTAGTGACTGTGACGCCGAAGTTATAGAAACTGATTACTCCAACCTCGACGGCCGGGTTTCCAGTTGGATGCAGAGAAACATAGCCCAAAAAGCAATGGTTCAAGCTTTCCGACCAGAATATAGGGGCGAAATCATCTCGTTCATGGACACGATAATCAATTGTCCAGCCAAGGCGAAACGCTTTGGTTTCCGATATGAGCCAGGTGTTGGCGTCAAAAGTGGTAGTCCAACAACCACGCCACATAACACACAATACAATGGATGTGTCGAATTCACAGCTCTTACCTTTGAGCATCCCGATGCTGAGCCCGAAGATTTGTTCCGATTGATCGGACCGAAGTGCGGCGATGATGGTCTTTCCCGAGCCATCATACAAAAATCAATCAACCGCGCGGCGAAATGCTACGGCCTGGATCTCAAAGTGGAACGATACAATCCAGAGGTAGGGCTTTGTTTCCTATCTCGTGTGTTTGTGGACCCGCTCGCAACGACGACAACAATACAAGACCCACTGCGTACACTGCGAAAACTACACCTCACAACGAGGGATCCAACGATACCACTAGCTGATGCGGCTTGCGACCGCGTCGAAGGTTATCTTTGTACCGATGCGCTTACTCCGCTAATTTCGGATTATTGCCAAATGGTACTACGGTTATACGGACCGACCGCCTCAGCTGAGGAGGTTAGGAATCAACGTAGAAGCCGGAATAAAGAGAAACCCTACTGGTTGACTTGTGACGGATCATGGCCACAGCATCCGCAAGACGCCCATTTGATGAAGCAGGTTTTAATTAAACGTACAGCAATTGACGAAGATCAGGTCGATGCTCTCATTGGGCGTTTTGCCGCAATGAAGGATGTCTGGGAGAAAATCACACACGACAGTGAGGAGAGCGCCGCTGCGTGTACGTTTGATGAAGACGGCGTTATGCCGGGCTCCGTGGACGAATCGTTACCAATGCTTAACGATGCCAAGCAAACTCGCGCTAATCAAGGAACTTCCCGACCGCATTCAAACGGCGGTGGAAGCAGCCATGGGAATGAGCTACCAAGACGCACCGAACAACGTGCGCAGGGACCTCGACAACCTGCATGCCTGCCTAAACAAGGCAAAGCTAACGGTAAGTCGGATGGTAACATCACTGCTGGAGAAACCCAGCGTGGTGGCATACCTAGAAGGAAAGGCCCCCGAGGAGGAAAAACCAACGCTCGAAGAACGCCTCTGAGAGCCGGAGCTCAACCACAGCCTTCCAACAACCGGAAGTGACCACCCAAACGCAAAACTGTAGGTGGCTCGCATGAGCACCCAC